CGCGGCACGGAGATCTACTCCCTGCGGGACAAGAACAACAACCCCCATGTGACGGTGGAGGTTAGCCCTCCGCGAGCAAGCACGGTCTTGAAAGGGCTGACGGACCAAGGGTACAGCTCTACCGCTCTGCGCAATGCGTATAACAAGACCAACGGGGCATTGTCTTGGGATCAATGGCTTATGAACAACTGGGGCCAGGAAGCGCCCAAGGAAATTCAACAAATCAAAGGCAAGCAGAACGCCGCGCCAGTGGACAAGTACCTCCCCTTCGTGCAGGATTTTGTGCAGTCAGGAAACTGGGGGCACGTGGGAGACTTGCGTAACACGGGGCTCGTGCCCATCGACCCGGCTTCTGAGCTAGCGGCGCACCTAGGGTCCCAGGCGCCACGCTACCTGACGCAGGACGCCTTGACAAAAGCCCTTGAGGACATGCGCGCCGCAAAGGGCTTGAACTACGCCGCGGGCGGCTCCGTCCAGCATCACAACAGGAAGGCTGCGCTCCTAGCGCGTCTGTAAACATACCATGGCTGACAACTACACAGACGACGAACGTGACCGCGTCATCCCCGGCACCACGTTCGATGGCTCGGACGAGGACAACCCCACGCCCACCGCGGACGACGCCGGCCCGCTCAGCGCGGACCCCTTGGACATGACCGAAAACGACGACGGTAGCGTCACGGTCAAGTTTCAGGAGGAAAAAGCGGAGCGCGCAGACACGGAGGACTTTTACGAGAACCTGGCAGAGTCGTTGATCCCGCAGGAGCAACTCGATTCTCTGGCCAGCAAGTACCTTGACCTACTGGAGCAGGACGAGGAAGACCGCAAGGAGCGCGACAAGCAGTACGCCGACGGCATTAAGCGTACCGGCTTGGGCAACGAGGCGCCGGGCGGTGCGGACTTTGAGGGCGCCTCACGGGCGGTGCACCCAGTCCTGATGGAAGGCTGCATCGAGTTCGCCGCGCGCTCGATGAAGGAACTGTTCCCCGCCCAGGGGCCGGTGAAGACCGCGATCATTGGCGAGGTAACGGAGGACAAGCTCGACAAAGCCGAGCGCAAGAAGCAGTACATGAACTGGCAGTGCACGAGCCAGATCAAGGAATACCGCGCTGAGCTTCACCAGACGCTCACGCAGGTCCCGCTCGGCGGCAGCCAGTTCATCAAGGCTTGGCGTGATGACGGCTCCAAGCGCAGCAAGGTAGGGTTTATCCCCATCGACGAGATCCTTCTCCCCTACGCTGCGGCGGACTTTTACTGCGCGGAGCGCAAAACTCACCGTGAGAAAGTCACCCGCGCCACGTTCCTGAGCCGGGTGAAGGCGGGGCTGTACACGCAGCGCGCGGGGGATAACCTCTCGGACACGAGCATGACGCCGGACATGACGGATGCGGAGTCCGCCGCGGCTAAGGTGGAGGGTAAGTCCGCCCCCGCGATGAACGAGGACGGGCTGCGCGTCACATACGAGAGCTACTGTCACCTCGAGCTGGAAGACGACCCGGAAGCCGACGGCGAGCGCCGACCCTACGTGCTGTGCCTGGACAAGGACACGCGGCAGGTGATCGGGCTCTACCGCAACTGGGCGCCGGAGGACGACAAGCCCTGCCCGGAGGAGCTGGACTGGATCATCGAGTTCGGCTTCATTCCGTGGCGTGGCGCGTACAAGATTGGCCTCGCGCATATCATCGGCGGGCTCAGCGGTGCGCTCACCGGGGCGCTGCGGGCTATCCTGGATGGGGGCTTCCTACAGAGCCACCCGGGCGGTATCACGCTCAGCACCGGTAGAGTCGCGGGTAAGAACGTTCAGGGCAACCCCACGGAGTTCGTACCGCTGAACGCACCGCCCAACGTGGATGACATCCGCAAACTGGTGATGCCATACCCGTACAACGGGCCGGCGCCGGTGTTGTTTCAGCTCTTGGACTGGCTCACCAACCAGGCCAAGGGGGTGGTTAGCACCGCGTCAGAAGCCATCAGAGACGCCGGCTCCGACATGCCCGTAGGCACCGCGTTGGCGCTCATTGAGCAGGGCTCCATCACCTTCAGCTCCGTCCACGCTGGCCTACACGAGAGCCAACGGCGCCTGCTGAAGGTGCTGCACCGGCTTAACGGGCAGTACATGGAGGACGAGGAAACCATTGAGGACCTGGGGGGCCTGGTCGCGTACAAGGAGGACTTTCAGGGGCCAATGGACGTCGCCCCCGTCAGCGACCCCAACATCTTCAGTGACGCCCAGCGCTACGCGCAGAACCAGGCCGCGATGGCCATGGCGGAGAAGTTCCCGCCCGCGTTCAAGATCGACAAGCTGGTCGAGCGCGCGTTGAAGCTGATGAACTACCCGTTCTATGACGAGGTCCTCACTGCGCCCAAGCCAGCGCAGAAGATGGACGCAATCATGGAGAACTACATCGCCTCCGAGCCTGACAGCCAGCTGAAGGCGTACCGCACGCAGGACCACTTCCAGCATCTGCAGGACCACGTCCAGTTCATCAGCTCCCCCATCTTCTGCGCCAACCCCATGATGGGGATGCCCGCGTTGCCGAAGCTCCTTGCGCACGTGAAGGAGCACCTGCTGATGCTGTACCGTGAGCACGCCCGCGCGGCGCGTGCGAGCGCCAGCGTACTGCGGCAGTCCGGCGCCCCCGCGGACGCGGACCGCATTGGTTCCGCTGCGGCGGACCAGCAGCTCGCTCAGCAGCTCGCGCCGCTCATGCCGATGCTCGAGCAGGCGCAGAAGCTCGCGCAGCAGCTGGCGCCCAAGCCCCCCGCGGACCCCACGCAGGCCGCGCTCCAGGTCGCACAAATCCGGGCGCAGTCGGAGGCTCAGAGCGCTCAGCTCAAGGCTCAGGCCGACGCTCAGAACGCGGCGCAGGACCGACAGCTCGAGGCGGGTAAGGTCGCGGCGGAGAACGCGCGCACTACGCAGGAGATGAAGGTCGCGGCGCACAACGCGGACCTGGCGGCGCAGTCCGAGCAGGAGGAGCGGAACCTTCAGCTGGCGCTGGGCTGGCAGCGCGAGAGCAACAACAACCTGCGGGCGGAGTTGACGGCGCAGATCAACCTGCTACTCGAGGCGATGCGCCAGGGGCAGGAGAACGTCTTGCAGGCCCAGAACGACGCGAACGCGAAGACGGCGCAGATGTACACGCTCTTCCAGGAGCTGGTGAAGCACCGCGCCAATCTTGGCGAGAGCGTGGACGACACGTTGCTCGGGCAGATGCAGGACATGGTTCAGCAGCCTGGGCTGCCGAATCCGGTTACACTTCCCTCCGTGCCCAAGGCTCCGCCGGAGCCGGAAGGCGCCCCCACCTCAGCAACCTAGGAGTGTCTTCATGGACAGCAAGATTCCTCAGCACAAGCGCATGGCTCAAGGCGACCGCGTGGGCTTTGCCCGCGGCGGTGCGGTACGCGCCCCCAACGTGACTCCGGTCGGAGTCCCGGCGCAGATGGTTCCCACCCCCGCGGGTAAGAGCGGCTCCCCGCTCACCTCCGCTCGCCGCAACAACGGCATCCCGGGTATGTGCGCCGGTGGCGGTGTGCCCAAGAGCAGTAAGGGCAAGGGTAGCTGGTGAACGCAGTTCCGCCTCTGATGCGCTTCCTGCAAAAAGAGGTGGAGCGCATGCAGCGTGAGATCTTCGAGGCGCCCCCCACCACGTGGGAGCTGTTTCAACAGCGGCTGGGCCAGTGGCAGACGCTCATTCACATCCGGGATGAGGTGTCACGGGTCAGCCAGATCACTGAAGAGGAGCTAGACAAGACATGAGCAAGACTTTCAAGATCACCTGGCCCAGCGGCAAGGGCACGGAGGTAGAGACGTGTGACGCGGACACGCTCGACGCGTTCGCGATGCGACGCTTCGGCCTCAGCACTTACGAGGAGGTGCAGGAGTTCGGTACCACCGTCGAGATGTCCGACGCTCCGATGGGCGACGCCTCCACCGCCCGCAAGGCTGCGCTCATCGAGCAGGCTAAGCAGGCAGTCGCTTTCGCGAACGCGGCGCAGTAAAGCTTTCTCTCCTCCCTCCAACCACAGAAGAAAGGGCGCCGTAATGGCCTCTGAGCATTTCACCGTAGAACTCCCGCAAACGCTAGACCAGGCGTTCCCCGACGTAGTGTGCCCTGCCCGCCCGCTGGGTAACCGCGTGATGGTGCAGGTGCGCCGTCAACCCAACGTTACCAAGTCAGGGCTCGTGTTGGTCGAGGAGACCAAGGAGACCGTCAAGTGGAACATGCAGATTGCGCGCATTGTCGACATGGGGCCGATTGCGTACTGTAACCGCGAGACGGGGTTGCCGTGGCCGGAGGGCAAGTGGGTCCGCGTGGGTGACTACGTGCGCGTACCCCGCTGGGGTGGCGACCGCATTGAGGTGCCGGTGCAGGGCGCCACTCACGGGCACAAGGAAGAACCCGTCACGTTCGTGTGCTTCAACGACCACGAGCTGATCAGCGTGGTTGAGGGCGACCCCCTCGCCATTAAGACCTACATTCTGTAAGAGGATGTGACCATGAGCGACAAAGACAAGGTGAACACCGGTGACAAGCCGGAGATCGAGGTCATCGAGAACGCAGACGGCACCGTCACCGTCGGCAACCTAGACTTCACGCCGGATGAGGACCCCGACACGGCAGGCGGAGCGTCCGACGTCGCGGGCGGCAACGCTGAGGACGACGCGGAAGGCGACGGCAGTGAAACGGACACCGCCCCCGTAGCGCACGCCGACGATGAGGACCACGATGGGCCTAGCGAGGCGGAGGAATTGGCCTCCGCACGTAACGACAAGGAGCGGGCCGAGATTCGTAAGCGACGCTCTGAGGAGCGCCGGGAGCGTCGCGCGGAGCGCCGCAACCGGGAGCGCGCCGCTCAGGCCGAACTGGCCAGTCTGCGCAACCAGGTGCAGCAGCTCAACTCCCGGCTGGGCTCGGTCGACAACAAGCTGGTCGGCACCGAGCTGGCTCAGATTGACGAAGCCATTGCGCGCTCCGGCCACGCGGCGGAAGCCTACAAGGCCCAGTACGCGCAGCTCGCCGGGGCGAATGACCACGCTAACGCCGCCGAGGCGATGCGTCAGATGGTCCGCGCCGAGGAACACGCGAACAACCTGAAGCGCGTTCGGCAGAACTACGTGTCTCAGTCCCAGACCCGCCAGAGCCCGGGTGCCGTAGCGGGGCCTGACCCGGAAATGGTACGGCAGGTGCAGACGTGGTCCAGCCGGAACGACTGGTACAACCCCAACCCCACCGGTGTGACCCAGGCCGACAACGACAGCCGCGTGGTGCGCGCGCTGGATGACGCGGTGATGGCGGAGGGGTTCAACCCCACCACTAAAGCCTATTGGGACGAACTTGACCGCCGCATCGCCAAGGTGCTTCCTCACCGGGCGGCGCGGGGTGCGGGGCGGAATGGGCGTAGTATTCCGTCCGGTAAGCAGGCCCAACGCAGTACCGTTGCTGGGGTCAGCCGCGACTCAACAGGTGCCAGTAACGGCGCCGCGGGCGCAGGCGGATTCACCCTCTCACGTGAGCGCGTGCAGGCCATGAAGGACGCAGGGTTTTGGAACGACCCCAAAGAGCGAGCAGATCAGATCAGACGCTACCGTGAATCCGACGCGCAGGCTGCGCGCACACAACGGCGTAACTGAGTTCTAGGTTCTAGACCGCACTTAGGTTCCAGCACAAACCCCACACCACACGAGGTTCACTTTCAAATGGCTACTCGTAAAGCGTCAGACTCACGATTGGTACGCAGCTCCGACAAGCGTGACGCCGTCGAGCCCAGCCGTGCACCGCGCTCCGTTGAGGATCACGCACGCACGCAGCAGGACGGGCTCAGCATGTACACGGAAGACGAGCTGGAGCAGATGATCCGCAGCGAATTCACTCAGGAAGCCCTACCCAGCCCTCCGGCCATCCCCGGTTGGCACCTGTGCTGGCTGAGCACCACGTCGAACACCGACTCGATCGCCAAGCGCATGCGCATTGGCTACCGCCCGGTCGGTCCCGACGAGGTGAAAGGGTTCACTGCGGACCGCATGAACGGCGGGCAATTCGACGGCGCGGTCTCCTGCAACGAGATGGTGCTGTTCAAGGTGCCCGAGAAAGTCTACCAGGCGATCATGCGCGAGTACCACCACAACCAGCCGCACCGCGAAGAGGAAGCGATCAAGGAACGCTTGTCGACCCTCAAGCAGCAGGCCGTGAGCAGCAAGGGCAACGCCTTTGAGACCTCAGTGGAAGGGTTCGAGGACTTGGCGGTGAAGCGCGCCGTGCCGGATTTCATGGCATGACGAGCGGAACGCCGAACGTGTACAACCTTTCACCTTTGAAGGAGTAAAGAACGATGTCTGCCGTCAGCGCACCGTTCGGCTTCCGCCCCGCCTACAACCCCATCGGGCTGGAGCGAGCCAAGAAATACGCCGTGGCCTCCGGCTACGGCACCGCGATGTACAAGGGCCAGCCTTGCATCCTGAACACCAACGGCACCGTCACAGTGGGCACCGCCGCAGCGGACCTGCTGGGCATCCTGGCCGGATTCGAGTTCACGGACGCCTCGGGCAAGCCCAACCTGCAGACGTTCTGGCCCGCGGGTCAGACCACGCAGAGTTCCCTGGTGGCGACCGCCTGGGTGTACGACGACCCCAATGAGGTCTACGAGGTTCAGGCCGATGGCTCGGTGGCTCAAGCGGGCATCGGGGACCAGGCCGACGTGAGCAACGTGGGCAACAACCAGCTGGGCCTGAGCACTTGCACGCTCAACTCCACGCTGGCGGGGGCAGGCGTGCAGGCGCAGTTCCGGATTGTGGGCTTCGGCCAACAGCTGGACAACGCCCCCGGCGACGCCTTCACCATTGTGCAGGTGCAGCTGGCTCGCAGCCAGTACATCAGCAACAAGGTCGCGATCTAACTAACCTCACAGGAGCACACTGAAATGAGCTTTCTGAAGCAATTCGCCGTGTCCTTGTGGGCGCGGTTGGGCGCCGCACTGCTGGGCTACATGCACAGCACCGGCATGGTGCTCGCGGCGGCGCCGATGCGCAGCACCGACTTCAAGCAGATTGTCGAGCCGATCCTGAACAAAGCGTTCGACGGTGTGTACGAACTCCGCAAGGACGAGTACAAGCAGATCTTCAAGACGTCGGACGGCATCGAACGCGCCTACCACGAGGAACCCGTGCTGTACGGCTTCGGGGCGGCGCCGGAGCTGCCGGACGGCATGCCCGTCACCTACCAGCAGGGCGGCGTGCTATTCACCAAGCGCTACCTCTACAAGGTGTACGGCTTGGCCTACGCGCTGACGCAGGTGCTGGTCGAGGACGGGGACCACATCCGCATCGGCACGACTTACGCGCGGCACCTGGCGCAGTCGCTGATCGAGACCCTGGAGACGAAGTGCGCTAATGAGCTCAACCGGGCTTTCAACGCGAGCTACCCGGGCGGCGACGGCGTCAGCCTGACCAACGCATCTCACCCCATCGTGGGTGCGACGTTCAGCAACATCCTCGCGACGCCGGCTGCCCTCAGCCAGACCAGCCTGGAGCAGATGCTGATTCAGGTGCGCCAGGCGGTCGACAACAACGGTAAGCGCATCCGGCTCACCCCGGGCAAGCTCACCGTGGCGCCGTCCAACGTCTTCCAGGCCGAGGTGCTCCTGAAGTCTGTGCTCCGCGCGGGCACGAACAACAACGACATCAACCCGGTGAAGTCGATGGGCATCCTGGAGGAGAAGGCTGCGGTGCTGACCCGGCTCACCTCCCCGATCGCGTGGTGGGTCACCACTGACGCGCCGGAAGGCCTGAAGTGGCTGTGGCGTCGGCGCATCACCCGGAGCATGGAAGGCGACTTCGAGACTGACTCGGCGCGCTACAAGGCCACGTTCCGCGGTGAGTCCGGCTGGACGGACCCGCGCTGCACGTTCGGCACCCAGGGCGCGTAAGGCTCTCCCTCTCGAGGGGTGCCACAACCGAGCGAGCAGCGGCCCCTTCGAACTCCGGCGCCCCAGGGACTTTAACACGGTACCTGGGGCGCTCTTTTAAACGTGATTGAGATGACTCTTCAAGGAGTGTTTCATGCCTCAGTTCAGTGACGATCTCTACCTCGGACCCGCGCTGGGTCCCAACCCCGGGTTCGGTTCGGACGGCAACCCGGCCCCCATGAGCCAGGGCGTCGGCCCGATGGCGCGGGACTACCTGTGGGACATCGTCCCGTTGGCCCTGGTCGCGAACAACCTCGCCACGGCGCAGGCGGTCGCCGCCGCGGGTACGCTGACGCTCACGGCGGGTACGGGCGTGACGCGCGTGACGCTGCCGAGCGGCGCGTTTGGCTACGTGCTCGACGTCCCTCGTGCGGTCAGCGTCACCTCGACCAACGCGGGCGACACGACCCAGACCGCCACGGTGCGGGGCGTGGACCAGTACAACCAGCCCATGACCGAGAGCATCACGTTCAACGGCGCCGCGACGGTCAACGGCAAGAAGGCGTTCAAGCGCGTCGACAGCATCACGATCAGCGCCGCTCTCACGGGCAACGGCAGCGCGGGGACGACGAACATCTTCGGCCTGCCGTACCGTGTCACCGACCGCGGCTACTTGGACCCAAGCTGGAACAACACGCTCGCCCGGGACGCGGCCACTGTGGTGGTGGCGGACACGACCAGCCCGGCGACGGCGACCACCGGCGACGTGCGCGGTACGCTCGTCCCCAGCTCGGCCGCGGACGGTTCAAAGCGCCTGATTGTGAGCATCGGGCTGCCGGGCATCGCGAGCGGCCCCAACGCCACCCGGGCCGGCGCGTTCGGTGTGACGCAGTACGCGGGGTAAGCCGTGAGAGTCGCAAGTGTCTCGGTGACGGGCATTGCGGTGTCCGCCTGGCTCCCGTTGGATCAGTACACGGACGCGTTCGGGGACGGGCTGTACGTGAAGCCCGGCGCGGGCGCGACCGTGGCGGTGGAGGTTACGCCGGACGACGTGTTCAACCCCGCGGTCACGCCCACCGCCTACGCGCTGGGGGCGCCCTTCACGGGCGTCACCGCGAACATCGCGGGCCAGTTGCCCTTTGCGGTGAAGGCGGTGCGCCTCAACCAGACGGTGGGCGCCACCACCTCCACGCTGCAGGCCGCGGTACGGGGCGGCATCTAGCATGACGACGAGCGGCACCATCGGCCGGACCACGATCGACGCCGTGTCGGTCATCGAGCACGCAGCGCGCCGCTGCGGGGTGCTCACCAGTGCTATTCCGGCCGAGGTGCTGCTCAGCGCGCGTCAGAACTTGTTCATGATTCTGACGGAGTTTTTGAACAAGGGGTTGCAGCTGTTTTGCTTGCAGAAGACAGTCTATCCCTTGCTCTCGGGACAAAAGACCCTCAGCCTGGATGTAGGTACAACGGACCTTCAGGACGTGCTCCTGCGCACCGCGGTCAACAACGCCGCCACCGCCAGCGGCGCGGGCTTTGCGACGTATGTGCCCGCCAGCGCTGTAATGGTGTACAGCGTGGCGTTCACGGTGAGCGCCGCGGGTACGTACACGTTCGTGCTGGAGGCGAGCAACGATGGGGTCACTTGGCAAACCGCGGGTACGCGCAGCGTGAACCCGACGGGGGCGGCTACGGTGGCGTTCGACGCCGACTTGCTCACCCTCACCGCGGCGCAGTGGCGTCTGCGGGAAACCGTGGCGGGCATGCTAATTCCGCTCAGCGTGGTGTTCTACACGCAAGCCACCGAGATTCAGATGACCGCGCTGAACCGGGACGACTACGCCCTGATGCCGAACAAGGGCTTTCAGAGCCTTCAGCCGCTTCAGTTCTGGTACGACAAGCAGTACAACCAACCCCGGTTGTGGTTCTGGCCAACGCCGCAAGACAGCACGCGTTGCGCCGTGGTGTGGGCTCAGTTCCAAATTCAAGACGTAGGGGCCTTGAGCAACACGCTCCAGGTACCGGACCGCTGGCTGAACGCAGTGATCAGCCAGCTGGCGCCTTACGTGTGCCTTGAATTGCCCAAGGAGCTGGTTCCGCAGGACCGTTACCCTATCCTCGTGGAGCGCGCTGAAACAGCGCTGCTGGCAGCACAGGAAGCCGAAGTGGACGGCAGCCCCTTGAGGTTGCGTCCGCAAATCGGCGGGTACACTCGGTAAAGAGGAGAGCGCGCTCATGCCGCGCTACCTGGACACCCGCGGCAAGACGACGCTGGGCATAGGCATTTGCGACCGGTGCTCTCGTAAGTTCTCGCTGACGCAGCTGCACCCAGACCGCAACTCGCCGGGGTTGATGGTGTGTGATGCGGACAACGACCTGTACGACCCCTACCGGCTGCCTGCTCGCCGCTCTGAGGACATCACCCTAGCCCACCCCCGGCCCGACGTGCCCTTAACTGACTAAGAAGCGGACTAAGCACACCCATGCCGAGCTACACTGACCCCTTTGGCGGCTCTACCGTACAGACCGCGCTAGTCGCCTACCGGGCGTTCACGCTCGCCGCTAACCTCGCGCTGGCGTGGCCGCAGCAGACGAGTACGGACGCTAACGTTGCCGCGCGCACGATGGACGTGTCCCCCAGCGGGGCGGGGTTCACGTTGAACCTCCCGCAGGCCAACCAGGTGAGCGTGGGCTGGGACCTGCTGATCACGAACCGCGGGGCAAACACCTTCACGCTGGCGGACTACGCAGGTACGTCGATCGCGACGCTCAGCGCGGGGCAGAGCAAGTACGTCCAGGTGACGAACAATGCTACCGCGGCGGGTACGTGGAATGTGATTGCGTTCGGCGTGGGTACGAGCGCGGTTGACGCGGCGTCCCTGGTCGGGCCGGGCATAGGCGCGAGTGGCTCTACGCTGTACGCTAGCGAGCCGGTGTCGACCATCTCGGTGGGGAATACGATCACCGCAGCCGACCGCGCTAAGACCTATGTGTGGACGGGTGGGCTAGGCACTCAGCAGTTGCCCGCGGCCAGCTCGGTGACGGACTTCTTCTACTCCGTACGTAATCAGGGCACGGGAGCATTGACGGTCGCTGCTAACGGGGCAGAGCAGGTGGACGGCGCGGGCAGCATCGTACTGCAGCCGACCGAGTCCGCTACGCTACACGCGGGGGTGGGCAATTGGTACAGCGTGGGCCGTGGGCGTTCGGCACAGTTCAACTTCACGCTCTTGATCAAGAACATCACGGGCGGTACCGTTACGTTGACGACTACGGAAGCTGCTAACGTAGTGCAGCGTTACACCGGAGTGCTCGTCAGCAACGCGAACATCGTGCTCCCCTCCGTGGTGCAGGTGTACTACGTCAGTAACCAGACGACGGGCGCGTTTACCGTCACGTTCAAGACGTCCGGCGTGGGCACAACCATCAGCGTGCCCTCCAACCAGAACGCGGTGCTGTTTTGCGACGGCACGAACGTCATCAATGCGAGCACTACCGTCAGCGGCCTGACTGCGCTACTGCTCGCCCAGGGCTCAGCCACCGCACCCAGCCTGGGCTACAGCGGAGACAGCTCGACGGGCATCTACCAGCCCGCCTCCAGCCAGGTGGCGATCACCCTCGCTGGCGTGCAGCGTGTGTTGTTCGCGACGACGGGTATCACCTCTACGGTGCCAGTCCTGGGGCCGTTGGGCAGTGTAGGGGCGCCTGCGTATTCCTTCTCGTCAGACACGAACACGGGGATGTGGTCCGCAGGGGCGGACATCCTCACCTGGAGCGTGGGCGGAGTCGCTGGAATGCAGCTCCAGGCGAGTCAGGTTACACTTGCCAGCCCCTTTGTATTCGCTCCGTGGCTCGGCGCAGTCGGAACGCCAAGCTACTCCTTTAACGGGGACCTGAATACGGGCATGTGGTCCCCTGCGGCAGATACGCTCGCTTGGAGCGTGAACGGGGCGGAGGGCGTTCGACTCACCACTACGGGCGTGGGCATCGGCATGACGCCGACGCAGAAGTTGGATGTTTCAGGCCGGATCAACGCTCTGAGTGCATACGGCTTCTCAGGCGTCACGCGCAATGCAGCAGTTTCCCGCACGATTCTTCTTGACACCACTGACGACCCGGTAGACAATAACCGCGCAATCGTAACGCTACAAACGCTTGCGGGGGCTTCCTCGTCCGACTCGCAAATATCGTTCTCTACAAATCACTACGGCGTAAGTAGTGGCGTGAGAATGACGATTGACAGGGACGGGCAGATTCAAAGTTTGCTCGGCGCGGTCGGTACCCCGTCGTATTCCTTCATCGGGGATACGAACACGGGCATGTGGTCTCCTGCGGCGGATACGCTGGCGTGGAGCACTGGCGGTACAGAGAAGACTCGCCTAGATAGCGCAGGAAATTTCGGTATTGGAACAACACCTCAAGCCAAGCTTGATATTGCTGGACAAGAAGTAAGGATTAGGCACGACTCAGGATTTCTCGCTTACTACAATGGCGCGAATACAACTCGTAGCGGATATCTACAGATCAGCGCTGCCGCTACTGCGCGTCTGTGGGTGGAGATAAATCAAGCGCTTGAGTTTGGAACAAATAACGCTTCTAGGGCTACGATTACTTCAGGAGGCAACCTTCTCGTAGGTTCTACGACAAACATAGCCTCTGCTTTCAGGCTTCAAGTAGGTGATGGTTCTGCGGACACTAGATCTGCGTTTGTAGATAATCAAAAGTTTTCTGTCGCCGTCAGTCAGGGTGTAGGTAACGGAGTTTATTACTTCGGTGCTTCTGCTGCAGCCGCTCCAGATGCTATATGGTCCAATAACGGCGGCACTACACGCTTAACGTTGACTGACGATGGTCGCCTGTATGGATCTGCCCTCCACAACAATGGCGGCTCCGTCACCGGCACCACAAATCAGTACATCGCATCTGGGACGTATACGCCGACGCTGAACAATCTTTTGAACGTCACAGCCTCTACGGCGTATCAGTGCCAGTGGATACGCGTGGGTAACGTGGTGACCGTGTCCGGTCGGGTAGACATTCAGACCACCACAGCTAACACGAGTACTAGTCTGGGCATCTCGTTGCCCATAGCGTCTACGTTCACTGCCCTTACTAACGCAGGGGGCTCCGGGGGTGCTGTCATTTCTTCAGGCGGGATTTCTGTGATGATACTCGCTGACAATTCAACGCCCAGATTGTTGTATCAATTCTTTAACAGCAACTCTACTGGTAACCTTGAGCATCATTTCTCGGCAACTTACTTGATCCTGTAAGCGGCATGAACGACAACACAGAAATCAACCACCCATGGCTGAAGTTCTTCACCGCCTGGGGTACGGTGGGGACCGCCAACTTCACGGACAAGCTGGCGCTGGGCGGGGGTTGGCTGCTCGAGCACGCGGCGCAGATTTCCGCCGTGTTCGCGAGCGTGTACACGTTGCTGCTGATCACGGACTGGTGGTGGAAGCGGTTCTGGAAGCCCCTCCTGCTCAAGCTCGGCTGGGTGAAGGGTAAGCCCCGTCCCTTCATGAGCAGCACGGACCACACCCCGTTCGATGCCAAACCCCGCCCACCCCGCTACGACAACAAGGAGTAATGCGCTGTGGCCGCCGTACTGACGTATGACTCCCTGGTGACGGATCTGATCACGTACTGTGAGCGGGACAACGACACCGCGTTCCAGGCTCAGATCCCTCGCCTGGTCATGTACGCGGAGAACCGCGTGGCCACGGACCTGAAGGTGGAAGGCGTGCAGCAGGTGGTGACGAACACCCTGGCCGTCGGGCAGCCCAACATGGCTAAGCCCACCGGCTGGCGCGACACGGTCAGCTTTCAGCTGACCCGCGCGGACGGTACGCGGTTCAACGTCTTCCCGCGCACCTACGAGTACGCACGGCAGTATTGGCCGGACTCTACGCAGAAGGGCGAACCGCGGTACTACGCGGAGTACAACTTCGAGAATTTCCTGCTCGTCCCCACGCCGGATATCGCGTACGCCTTCGAGCTCATCTACCACGCTAAGATTCAGGCCCTAGATACGACCAACGAGGTCAACTGGCTCACGATGAACGCACCCCAGCTGTTGTTCTACGCCGCGATGCTGGAGGCGCAGACCTACTTGAAGAACGACGCAAAGACGCAACTGTGGGCTGGCTTTTACAACGACTCCTTGCAGGCGTTCGGTAAGGAAGACTCCGGCCGCAAGGTTGACCGCACGATTGTACCCACATGAGCGAGCAGCTGGTCACCAACGTCTTTGTACTGACGAGTAAGCCCGGCATCAAGCGGGACGGCACTCCGCTGGACAACGAATATTACACGGACGGCCAGTGGGTGAGGTTCCAGCGCGGACGCCCCAAGAAGATGGGCGGCTTCCGCAGCATGAGCGACTTCCTCACTGGCCCCATCCGCAATGTGTACGTGGATGCCCGCTCAGTGGCGAACACCGCGCACACGTTCAGCCCGTGGGGTATTCAGCAGCTCACGTTCGACTTCAATGGCGCGGGTGCGGGCGTGATTGACCGTACCCCCGCGGGGCTCGCCTACAACGCGAACTACAACTGGCAGAGCGACGCCATGTTCAACAGCGGGGGCGGAGGGCTCCCCGTACTGATTGCCGCCAGCGCGCCGGACCTGGACAACATCGCTAATGAGAGCAACGGCGGTGTGTACAGCGGCGGCATTGCGGACGCCACTGCGTTCACGGCGTTAGACGACGGTACGAACCCGATCAGTGTGAGCGGTGGGTGCTGCGTGCTGCAGCCGTTCTTGTTCGTATACGGCAACAACGGCCTGATCAAGAACAGCAACGCAAACAACATCACGGGCGCCAGCGGATGGTCTGGCACGAACGCTAACACAGCCAACGTCGCCGGGTGCAAGATTGTGAAAGGGCTCCCCGTGCGCGGCGGGGGTCAGTCTCCCGCGGGGTTGTTTTGGGGTTTGGACGTGCTCATCCGAGTGAGTTACGTGGGCGGTACGGCGCTGTGGGCGTACGATCCCTTGGGTAGCATCAGCATCGCGAGCAAATCGGGCGTCATCGAGTACGACAACATCTACTATTGGCCTGGGCTGGACAGGTTCTACGCCTATACCGGCGTGATACAAGAACTGCCGTGCGCGTTGAGCCAAAACTTCTTCTTCGACAACTTGAACTACACCCAGGCCCAGAAGATCTGGTGTATCAAGGTGCCGCGATTCGGTGAAATTTGGTGGTTCTTCCCCACCGGCACGGCTACTGAGTGCGATCACGTATTGATCTTCAACGTGCGGGAGAACACCTGGTATGACAGCGCGCTTGCGCGTACCGCGGGCCGACCGGCGGACGTGTTCCGGTACCCGGTGATGGCGGGCGGGGAGCCCACCGCCACTGTGCTCCTCACCTACACGGCGGTGACGGGTACGTTCAATACGAACGAGGTAGTCACGGGCGGCACTAGCGGAGCGACTGGGCGCATTGTGCGCATCTTGGGCGGGCAGCTGAACTTGACGGACGCCAGCGGTACGTTCGCGAACGGTGAGACTATCACGGGCGCAAGCGGCGCTACGGGCACGGTCACGGCGGTGCCGCAGAGCCAAGAGCTAGACACGTTGTGGCAGCACGAGGTGGGGTATGACCGGGTGAAGGGGGCTTCCTTCACCGCCATCCCGTCTTACTTCGAGACCAGCAACTTCCAACTCGCCACGGGCGGACCAACGCAGGACGTACCGCAAGGCGCCACCAACCAGGTGCGGCTCACTAAGGTGGAGCCGGACTTCCTGAGCGCGGGCACACTTCAACTCACCGTGCGCGGGCAGGCGTATGCGCAGGCGCCCGTGCAGGACGGCGGGGTGATCCCGTTCGACGACACGACCACGTACCTGGCCACCCGGGAGCAGCGCCGTCAGATGAGCTTGCGAGTCGAGAGTAACGAGGTCGGTGGGTTCTACGAAGGCGGGCGCACACTCCTCCACGTCGAACCTGGGGATGAACGCGCATGAGCATCCTCAAAGGAATTGTCCTCCCCGTGCCTCAGAGCGTACCCTTTGCACGGTGGGCGGTGGAGCTTTACACACAGCTCGCCGCCTATAATGTGCCTCAGCCCACCCCAGAAGCCGAATGGGTGAGCTGGGCGACACGGGTTTGTGAGCTCCCCGTTATTGCGCAACTCGGCGCTACGGACCCCAGGCGCTTCGGGCGGTGGCAGGACTGGGCGGCTAACCTCATGCAAGTGGTGCACTGATATGCCTACTCACTACGACAACATAGGTGCTCTCTCCCGCATTGGCGCTATCAAGCCGGCCGACGCGCCGAATCCGGCGCCGCTCAGCCCTGCGCCCGCGCCGACTCCTGCTGCGCCCGCCGTCAACTACGACCTCACTGGCTATACCGGGGGTCCGCTCAGCGGAGATCAAATGGCGGCGAGCGTCAAGTACGCGGGCAGCAACCCGACTCTGTGGTACGACGCCTCCAAGTACGACCCGAACAACCTGCTCGCCAGCGTCAACCAGATTAATGGCCTGTACATGACGCCCGGGACAGAGGGCGGCTTGACTCAAAACTTTGGGGACCGCTCCGTGGAACAGGCGTATAACGCCCCCACTGCGCCGTACATCATCACCTCCAACGGAACCAAGAAATTTCTCAGTGGCGACGCAACCAGCGGCTACACGTTCACCGACAACTACAACGACCCCAGCGGAAAGTCTGAGAAGGATCAGATGGGGGTCACGTACAAGTACGACCCCCGAACGGGCACGGCTATCCCCACAGCGACGCAGGGCTACTATCAGCCGAGCGACTGGGTGAGTCAGTACCGGCCCATCTTGCAGAATTTGGCCCCGGTGCTCCTGGCGGGCGTGGGCGGTGCGTACGCAGCGGGTGCGGGTGAAGCTGGGGGCGCCGCAGGTGCGACTGAGCTGAGCGGGATGGATCTCGCCGCGGACGCTGCAGTTGGCACCGGCAACAACATCTCTTACGCGGGCGGCGCATTGGGCGGCGGAGGTGCCGGTGCGGCAGGCGGCGCAGGTGAAGTGAGCGGGATGGACCTCGCTGCGGATGCAGGCGCGGGGACCGGTAACAACATCTCCTATGCGGGCAGTCAGCTCGGCGGGGCCGGCGGAGCGACCTCCTCAGTGGCGAACACCGGCTCGGACGCCCACTTCTACAACAACCCCACCGCGGCGGAAGGCGGTCTGGGGAACATGGGCGGCGCGGGGACGGCCACTATCCCGACTGTCAACCTGGGCAGCGACCCCACGTTCCTGGACGCGCTCAAGCAGGGCGGCAGCAAGCTCGCGGACTGGGTGGCGAAGAATCCTCAGCAGGCAGCTGGACTGGCGGGAGCGATAGGCGGGCTGGGCGGTTCCGGCTCCGGGGGCAACGGGGACACCTCTGGGGGCGGCGCCTTGAGCCACGCCGTCGCGGCTCAGGACATGGGCAAGGCCGCCAAGTACGGCTACACCGGCTTCACGCCCGGCACCTTCACGCCCCGTGCGGGACACTCCCAGCTGAGCAATGCGGTCAACGTGAATGACCCCAGCGCAGCGATGTTCGGCGTGGGGCGGACCCCTACTTACTACAAGGTGCCTGGCATGGCGGACGGCGGCAGCGTGGATGACGTGAACTTGTGGAGTGGCGACGAGCGCGCCTACCCGAGCGCAGAGCTGCCCGCTGCCTATGCGGACACGCCCGCATCACAGGGCGGCTATCACGACCCCCAGTACGGGGACAACTCGGACGTGCGTCCGTGGTATGCCCCCGCGACGGACTGGCTCAACAAGCTGGGCAGCGGGGACAAAGGCGCGCAAAAGCAGATGGTCCTGGGCATGGGCGCCTTGGGCCTGATTGCCAGTTTGCTCAACAAGAACCGCGCCCCGGGGTTCCGCTCCGTGGCGGATATGCAGGCCGGGCTGGGGCACAACGCCCCCATGAGCGCCGCTAACCAGGCGCGCATGGACAACTACTTCAACACCCCCGCCGCGCACTACGTACCGCCCCCGGCACCGCAGGTGCTCGTGGCGCGGGCGGACGGGGGTCGCATCGAGCCCAAGGTGGGCACGCGGGGGCCTGTGCGCACGGGCGGCACGGGGGGCGGGCTCAGCCCCGAGGCGTTGCGGTTGCTGGCGCAGGCTGAAGGGGGCTCTCCGCAGCCGTCGGGCGTCGGCGCACTGCCGGCCAACCCGGTCACTGACCCCGCCGCAATTACGGCAGCTCGCATGCGTTCTGCTGGCTTGGCGCATGGCGGCCAGCCGGGGGGTAGCCCCGTGGTTGAGTTCAACCCTATGGCGCACGGCTCACGCGTGCCGGGGGACGGCCCAGGGCAGACCGACAGCGTAGCGGCGGCGCTGGCGCCGGGGGAGTACGTGTTCGACGCCGATACGGTGAGCGCGCTCGGGGACGGTAACAACGCCGCGGGCGCCAACGTGCTGGACCGGTTCCGTGAGCAGCTCCGCGCCCACAAGCGCAGCGCCCCTGTGAGTGACATCCCGCCGCAGGCCAAGAGCCCTCTGGCGTACCTGGCCGCAGCTAAGCAGAAGGGAGTGAAGTAACATGGCGCTGGACTTCTTGACCTCGGGCACGCCCGCGGCTAGCAACACCAACCAGGCGTCCTCGACGACGCTGCCGGACTGGTACAACGCCTACATCCAGGGGCTGGCCGCCAAGGGGGCGGATGTGGCCAGCACGCCTTACCAGGCGTACCCGGGCCAGCGTCTGGCGGACTTCAACGACGACCAGATGAAGTCCTTCCAGCAGGTTCGGGACATGCAGGGCAGCTGGCAACCAACGCTCGACAAGGCTACCGGCGCGTTGACGCAAGCACAGACGGGCTTGGGCGCCGTGCCGGGCTTCGGTACCGCGGCCACCTCCGCGGTGAGCGGCCCCGCGCAGGGCTGGACGGATGCGGGCACGGCGGCTAAGTACATGAGCCCGTACACGCAGAGCGTGGTGGATGAGATCGGGCGGCTGGGCAACCGGAACCTGATGGAGAACATCATTCCCAACGTGGAGAGCAACTTCGTGGGCTCGGGTCAATTCGGCTCCTCCCGCAACGCGGACATCCTGGGGCGCGCGGTGCGCAGCGCGCAGGACGACATCACCGGGCAGCAGTCCACCGCGCTACAGGCGGGCTATACGGGTGCAATGGGCCAGTTCAACGCCGACGCCGCCCGGGCGCAGCAGCAAGAGCAGCTTCAGGCGACCACCAACCTGGGGGCCGGCAACCTCGCCGTGACTGGAGCCAACGCGGGTACTAACGTGGGGGGCGCGTTGGGGCAGGTCGCCAATCAGCAACAGCAACAGCAGGTGGCAGACGCCACGGCGCTGGGCTCAATCGGCGGGCAGCAACAACAGTTGGAGCAGACAGGGTTCAACACGTCATACCAGGACTTCCTGAACCAACAGGGCTGGGACTGGTCTCAGCTGGGCAAGCTGCAGGGGCTCGTCTCTGGGGCGCAGCTGCCGACGAGCACCAGCGCTTCGAGCAGCACCGCGCAGACCCCCGCGGGCACCTCCCCCCTTCAGTGGCTCAGCGCACTCGGCGGGCTTTACAATTCGTTCAACTCCGGGGGTTGATTCATGGCGGACCAGAGCGACGGTGGCGGTGCGCTGAGCTTGTTCAGCGGGCCGGCGCTGCCCGGCACGGACATGATCGAGCAGATGGCGCAGCGGCCCATGCTGCCGGAAAACCAGAAGTGGCTCCGGTTCACGGAGGGCATGCTGAAGCCGGGGCAGAGCTACGGCGGTGCGTTGAGCAGCGCCATCGGCGGGTACGCGGGCTCGCAGGAGAAAGAGGCGGAGCTTCAGTCCAAGTACATCCCGCTGATTGCGCAGGCGTTGCTTCAGCGGCAGATGCAGTCGCTTCAGATTCAACAGAGCCAGACCAAGCTGATGGGCGAGTGGGACAGCACGCTCACCAACGCCGCCACCAACCTCCTCGCGCAGCAGGGGCCGATCACCCACCAGGACCTCATCGGCGCTATCAGCGCCCCCGTGCAGCAGGGCCTGGTGCCGCCGCAGATGGCTCTACGATGGTTACAGAACGCCCCGGGTGACCCCGCGGCGTTGCGCCCCTACCTGACGCAGAAGATGGCGGGGGCGCAGAATCCGGAGGCGAAGTTCAAGAGCCTGACCCCGCAGATCGAATACAAGGACACCGGCTCGGGCATCCAGCCCGTGAACGTCAACGCCATGAGCGGCCCCACGCCGCTCGGCCCCGTGAACGCGCCTCAGGTGGGCAAGACACTCTCCCCCGCGGAAGCGGTGAAGATCGAGGAGACGCCCCACGGCAAGATGGTCGTGAGCTACGTCACAGGTAAGTCCGCCCCTGTGGGTACGCCGGACGCCGCCGCCATTATCCGGGAAACCCAAGGGCTGCTCGCCGCGGGGCCGGGCGGGGCGGCTCAGCCCCCGGTAGGCGGCGCCCCCACGCGCTCCCTGGAGTTGAACCCTGCTATGGAAAAGGCCAATGTGGCCAGCGCGGAGGACTTTGCGAAGGAGCAAGCCGCGCTCAACTCCCGGGTGGACGCGTTGCAGGACGTTCAGATGCGGCTGGGCAAGCTGCGGGAGTTGCAGACGCAATTCCGCTCCGGCGCTACGTCCGAGGTGCGCGCCACCGCTGCGGCCTACGCTAAGGACATCGCCTCCCTCTTCGGCATGCCGAAGATGGCGCAGGGCCTGGCGGACGGCATTGCGCAGGGCAAGCTCGAGGCGCTTCAGGAGTTCCAGAAACTCGCCGTTCAAGGGGCGATGGAGAACCTCAAGAGCGCCATGGCGAGCAGCACGGGTACGCAGGCGGGGCGGCTCACCCAGGCCGAATTCGGCATCTTCCAGAAGAACAGTCCCAGCATCGCGATGGATCCCAACGCGATGGAGGCGATGTTCAACTTTGCAACGGAGCAGTACAAGCGTGCGCTACAGATGCAAAAGTTCTATGCCGACCAACGGTCTCAGGGCGTACCCCTTCATCAGATTCCTGTCAACTGGAATCAGCAGCTCGCTGCGGAGGGCCAAGCACCTAAGAACGTCACGGGTGCCGCTCAGGGCGCGCGGCAGCCCTTCAGGGCACCGGCTCCCGCTGCCCCGTCGGCTCAACGGGCCACCAGTCTTAGTGGGAAGCCGATCAAGCTAAACCCCCAGACCGGGATGTGGGAGTATGAGGAGTGACGCCATGGGCAACGCTGTAACGCTGTCGGACCTCCCACTCGAGCTGCGCGCGCAGTACAGCGCGAACAGCGCACCCATGACCGCATTCCGCGCTCAGCTGGAAAAGGATCACGGGCTGGCGCCTGGCGCGCTCGGCACTGCGAAGCTCGACGTGCAGCCGGGTACGGACCTGACCGGAATGTATCAGGCTATCGCCGCGGACATGGGCAAGGAGGCGCAGGCTAAGCGCGCTAAGCTGGAAGCTCAGCAAGCCGCAGACGCTAAGCTCTACAACCCCACCACGGGCGACTACGAAATTCACGGGCTGAAGATCCCCGCCTGGGCAGGTAACGCGCTCGCGGGAGCGGGTAAGTCCGTGGCGGACACGGGGCGTGGGTTGGCACAGCTGTTCGGCGCGGACAACCAGGCCGCCATCGATGAGGCAGCGCACCTGGACGAGCCGTTGATGCGCACGGGGGCGGGCCTGACGGGATACCTCGGCGGTACGCTGGGCACGATGGCCATCCCCGGCAGCGCGGTCACTAAGGCGCTCCCCATCACAACTACGGGGGTCAAGGGTGTCCCCGCGGCAGCCATCGTAGGCGCTGGCCTAGGCGCTACTCAACCGGTCGAGACGGGCGCCTCCCGCACGGGGCAGGCGATACTCGGCGCCGTGGCGGGGGGCGCAGGCCAGGCGGTTGGTGCCGGGCTTAGCGCCGCGGCGCGCCCCGCGGCTCAGGCCGCTGACGCGGTGACGCAGGCGGCTGTGCGCCGAGCCTCCGCGCTGGGCATCCCGCTCACCGCAGCTCAGATCAGTGACAACCCCGCGCTGAAGGGCGTGACGGACCTACTCGCCACGTTGCCCTTGAGTGGCGCGGACAAGGCCTCCGGAGCTCAGCAGAAAGCGTTCAACCGGGCGCTGGCCGCGTCAGTGGGTGCGGACACGGACGAGCCGCTCCTCGCGGTACGGGCGGGGCGCAAGAACCTGAGCGACGCCTACGACGCCGTCAAGTCCCGCAACGCGCTCCAGCTTGAGCCGTGGCACGTGGACGCGCTCACGGACGAGATCAACAACTACGCCGCCAACGGGCTTAGCACCACTAAGCCCACTACGGTGAAGAACCTAAAGTCGCTCCGTGATCAGATCGTCACCCAGGCCGACGAGGAGGGCAAGCTCACCGGGGAGCAGTACAAGACGATGCGTTCTCGTATAGGGGAGTATGAGCAGCGGCAGAACGCCGCGGGCGGCGACCCCGACTACCAGAAGGCGCTCGGCAGCTTCAAGGCCACGCTGGACCAGGCGTTCAAGAGTGGGCTGAGCCCTGAGGACGCCGCGCTGCTGGCACAGACTGACCGCCAGTGGGCCAACCTCAAGACGTTGGAGAAGATTGCGCCCGTCACCCCGGGTGGAGACTTCGACTTCAACGCGCTCGCGCGTCAGGTGACCTCTAAGCAGGTCGGGAACACTGCGCAGCGCAACGCATTTCTGTACTCACAAGGCGACCAGACACTCCCCGACCTGGCCCGCATCGGTCAGATGCTGGGGCGCACCAACCCCACGGCGAACCCGGGCCTGGTGGACCTGGCAAAGCGCGCGGGGCGCGGGGCGGTGCGTCTTGGGGCGGCGCCTACGGTGGGGCTGGGGTACTACTCACTGCAAAACCACGACGACCCCTCGGCGGCTGCGCTGAGGGCTGCGATGCTCACGGGGTTGACGGTGGGCGGGGGTCGGGCGTTGAGCGCCGGGCTGCGCAGCCGGGCGTTTGCTGAAGGGATGCCACGTCTCGGTGCTCTCGGGCAAGCCGCACAAGCCTACCCACAGGCGGGGGTGGGTGCGTTAAATACGGCACTCCGAGGGCTCGGAGACGGCTCGGAGGGCCAGTAAGTGGGCGCGTTGACCGCGTTGTTTGAGGCGTTGGCGGCTAAGTCAGCTGAGGGGGCCGGCGGTAAGGCAGTGGACGCGGTGGGCAACACGTTCATGCGCGGCGCCGAGCTGCCGGGGACGTTCCAGCGGGGTAAGGAGTTTGCGAAGACCCCCGAGGGCCTAGCCGCGCAGTTCGACTGGTCCGTCCCGCAGCGTCGCTCCGACGGGGTCACCATCTACAAGGACCCCAATAGCGACGCCAACGTCTACCTGTTTGCGCAGAACTACGCCGAGCTGCTCAAGAAGGACGCTGAGCTGCGCAAGCGTCTGGGGTTGCAGGAGGGCACTACTTACAGCCCCTTCATTGACCGCGGCGACCTCCCGCAGGACGCTACGTATTACACAATCGGGGCGGGGCGCCTGGCCCAGGGCTCCGGTGCGGGCACGCGCGCCTACCCGGCTATCTACGGGGACATCCTGAACAACCCCAACGCGGTGAACATTAAGGACGGCCTGACGGGCGTCAACGAGTACCGCAACAACTACAACCTCGCCTCGGCTATCATGCGCCGCCCTGACGCCGGGGAGCGCCTACTCACCAGCCCGGAACAGTTCAGGAACGTGCTCGCGGACCCCGCCGCGCTGCGCACCGCCGCGCCGGAGACCCAGGTGGGCGCACTTCAGACCGAGGGCGCGCTGCAGACCCTTCAGCGTCTACTCGCTGCTACGACGGACAAGGCCACGCCGGAGGCGTTGCGCGCCCGGCTGGGCAACCTCACGTTCAGCAGCGACATGAGCCCCGCGGACCTGAACGCGGCCTATGCGGCGGTGAAGGCGAGTAACAGCGCCGCGCTGAAGTCCACCGGCCCGGGCGCGCTGCGCAAGCTCGGCATTACGAGCGACGCGCTACAGGGCCGGGACGTGAACCCCGCGGCGTTCAAGGGGCTCGAGTTCAGCCACGGGGGCGCCCTGCGTAAGACCTCACCCGCTGCGTCAGTCCGCCGCGGTGGCGTGCAGCGGCGCTAGCTCGGGGCTGGCGTAGACCACCTGCGCGGTCTTCATCGTGCGCATGTGCAGGTGAACGGTCCGCGCGCCGTTGTACCCGCCCGCGAAGTTGAAGACGCAGGGGAGGTTGTTGTTCGCGCAGTGTTGGAAAACCAGCATGTCTCGCGCCTCCCAGCCGTAGTCGTCCAGATAGCCCGCGCCGTAGGGGTCCTCCTTGTGCGCGTCGGCGCCGGCCTGGTACAGCACCAGGTCCCACTGACGCTCACGCAGCGCGCCCTTAATGCTCATCTCCCACACCACGGGGCTGATGCTGTGCCGACCCTCCCCGCGGTGCGTCAGGTTGACGATGCCCGCGAGCCCCATGCGTTCGATGATGTCGTCGGTGCCGTTGCCGTAGTGGGCGTCGCCGTCGATGACCAGCACGTTCTTAAGCGCGCCGGGGTTGTGTACGCGGTAGTCTTGCACCGCGAGCAGGAGCCCGTTGAAGGTGCAATAGCCCGCGGACTCCGCCCATCCTGCGTGATGGAACCCGCTCACGGGGGCGCAGATGATGTCTCGGCCCTGGGCCTTCACCGCCTGCCGTACCGCCTCCACCATGACGCCGCAGGAGAGCATCGCGTGCTCCACCGGGGTGCCCGGCTGGAAGCCCTCCAGCTTAGCAAAGCCGTCCAGACGGCGCCCCTTCAGCACGCCGTCTGCGTGGTGCGGAGAGTGCGCGAGGTACAGCTGAGGGTGCGCGAGCGCGTGGGCGTCAATGATCTTGCCCTTGTGGTGCGGCAGAAAGACGTTCATTACCGCGCTAGACTTAGACAAGCTGATGCGTTTGTCCTGCGCGTAGGACGCCAGGTGAGGAATCCAGACGACGTGGAGGCTCATCTGAGCTCCTTCACGACGAACTCAATGGGAGCGTAACGTTCCGCAATGAGCTGGAGATACTGCTGCGCCCACTTCAGCTCATTGAGCGTGCTGTAGAAGCAGACAGCGCGGATGACGGCAGCTTCTTGGCTCGTGAGTTCCAGGTCATTGGCCTGCAGGAAGCGTTCCACGTCGTTGGCGTGATCCACCGGGGTGCCGTTCTGCGAAGCTTTCCAGCGTTCTTCCATCAACTTGTCGAGGAAGTGTCCCGCCTTCTCGACGTCCTGCAACCCGTTCTTCTTGGCGTGGCGGCAGATGTACTTGGTAATCTGACCCTCGAGGTACCCCAGGCCCACGTCTTCCACAAAGTCCCAGTGCTGATAGGCAGAGCGGTAGTGCGCCCCCCCGACCTGACGTTCATTTGCTGAGCTCATCGAATTCCCTCTTGAGGTGGTTGAACAAAGTGAGCGCTCGGGTGCGCAGCCCACCGACGTCGGTCGCCTTAATGAGACGCTCGATGTACTCCAGGTAAGTGCGCGCGCAGCCGTTGTACTCCCGGCTGAGGACCATTCGGTTGCCGAGGAGCGCCTCTCGCAGGCAGTAGAAGCCTCCTTCCAGCGAGTCCGCTAGCTTCAGGGTCGCAGCTTCCTCCTCCGTCAGTGGGTGCGCGCCGAGGTCGAAGTGATGCGCCACGAGGTGCGCACGCTCCGCCTCGTCGAGCATGGAGTTGAGCCGCAACGCGAGCTTGGTAGGAGCGGGAACGTCTCCCGTTCTGCGCTCCCCGGCGTCGTGCGCCAACGCCTGGATCAGCAACGCCGCAGTGGGGGCGCCTCCGGTCAGGATGTAGCAGAACCACGCTACGTTGAAGGAGTGCTGACCCACGTCCTGCGTGCGCAGCATGACCTCCGTGTGGTAGCGCTGGGTCTGGCCGAACTGCGTAGCGGCGACCGCCTGCTTTATCAGGCGTTCCATCGCTACGGCGGTGTTGACGATGCTCACGCTGTACCCCCTACGCCGCCCGCAACCTTCAGGGCACGCTTCTCGGCGATGCGCAAGAGCCAGTCGTGACCGGCACTCAGCCAATCCCAGTTGTGCGCGCCGCGGTTGGACAGGCGCAGGATAGCGTGGCTCAGGTCACCCGCTTTGTACTGCTTGTACGCCTTGTCCATCTCGTGCGCGATGGCGCAGAACTCAGTGCTGTAAAGATGTTCCTCTCCGTCCAACACGCGGAGCACTTCCTCGTAGAACTTGGAGTCCGCAGCTCCCAGCGGGGTGGGACGCACCTTGCGTGCGGAGGTGAGTCGGTAACGATCATCGAGGAGTAGCTCAGAAGTGTTGAACAGCTTCACCACGTCTTCGCGCTCGATGTAGGCGTGGAAGTTGTTCGCCATCTGGTAGTACGCGCCCCCCTTCACGCCCACCAGGTCCGCCACGTATTCCTGCAACACGCTGAAGTGCACAGCGTTCGCGCCGTAGGCGCCCCAGATGATGTCGTTACTGCGGTTGCACACCGTCATGTCCAACGCGCCCGCGTTGACGCGGAAGTACACGTGGGTGTTGCAGGGGACATCCTTCCCGCCCGCGATGGCGCGCTTCAGGTCGCCTTCGTAGCCCTCGACTTCATCCATGGCGTCCCACATGCTCAGCACGCAGCGCCGACTGGCGGGGTTGCGCTTGAGTTCATTGATGATTTCCCGCAACTGGTCGTAGCCGAAGTGCTCACGCCAACGGTAGCCGTAGGCGCCGTTGAGCGTCTCGGTGTCGTCGCTGTACAGCATCATCGGGGCATAGGTGTGGGGGTAGGCCACGTCATTGCGCCCGGCGAGCATCCACAGGCTCTCGAGCACGTGGAAAAACGGGTTTGCGTTGCGTTGTGCGCTGAACAGCACGCGCTCCTGCGGGCGCAGGTACTGGGTGGTCACGGGTACGGGGGCGACGAGCACCGCCCCGTTGCGGGAGTCCTCCCGTAGGCCGTGGCGCTTCAGATACTCGACCCCTGTGTAGAGGGCGTCGTTGACATTGGTGGCGTGGATGACGTGCATTAATGCTCCGGTGGGGGTGAGTAGCGTGAACGGGGTTTACCTTGACCTAGACGTACGCGTTCGTATTTGTCAAACTCACACAGGCAATTCTGCAGGTTTTGCCCATCGAGAAACGGCATACGGGTACGGCGGACTTCAGGCTCAATGATTGTATACAAGGCGTTGAATTCCCGAAACCAAGAATTGTGCTGCGTCCAGGATGACGTAGGCGCACGCCCGCGCACCCGGTTGAGCCCGCGTAGGCTGCCCGGCCCCGGAGTAGCCCAGGTGTCCAGGTCGGCGGCCATTTGCAGCGGAAAGGTGAAGTGCTTAGCGTCCGCCACCACCTGCCCCGCCATGAAATCGCCCATGTCTCGGTACAGCTTGAGCCGGGCGTGAAAGGCGGCTAGGGTGTCGCCCTTGCGAGGGCGGATATGCTCACGGTCCTTCCACATCGGCGTCAGGACGTACTCCGCCAAGTAAGCAGCCTTGGTGCCGCCGATTACGGCGTCCGCTCTCACCATGTACGCTCCCGTGAAGACTTTGTCCCCCGCAGCGCGGCGGGCGTCTAGCGCATCAACAAACCACTTGGGGTGCCACTTACCAGACACGCCAGGGGGAGCGCCTATCTCTTCCAGCGACGGCCACCAGTTGATCAATCGCGCCACTACGCACGCAAACCACAGGTCCGGCGCGTCGCGGTTGGGCTTCAGCCAGTTGTCGTGAATGAGCACCGTCTGCTTGTCTAGCTCGCGGTAGACGTTACAAAAGCGGTACGCCTTCAGTATGGGGTCGTCAGTCCACGGCCAAGGCATGCCGCGCTTGCGCGTCTCGTATACGGCGTGCCGCGCCTGCATGAAGCGGAACAGGGCGCGTTCCCCGTCTGTCATAGCGCATCCTCCCACGCCCACCCAAAGCACCAACGCATCATGAAGCGATGCGCCCACGCGGGCTTGCGCGTCATTGCGATCTTGAAGTTGCCGCCGATGCAGTAGTAGCCTATGTAAGCCGGCATCACTGCGAACGTGTAGTAGTTAAGAGGGAGCGCATCAATGCGGTCATCCTTGTTCACGCCGGCTCCTTACTCAACCGCACCCCGAACAGCTTCAGCACGTCGGTCACCGCGTGGGTGTGGCGGATGTCCACAATGCGCACCTGGCTGCCCAGCCGACGCATCTGGTCCTTGGTCCGCGCCACGTTCTCGAACTTCACGGTGGTGTTGTGTGGGTTCAAGGGCTCGAAGTTTCCTTTAGCCGCCCGGCGTTGCTTGATGCGCTCGAGGCACAGCTCAAGGGGCGTGTCCAGGAAGGCGAAGACGGCGTTGGGTGCGTAGTGGCTCATCAACTGACCCACAGAGCCGTAGCTGGAGCTCACCAACGCGCCTTCTAGCAGAACGTGTTCGTAGTGCTTGGCGTAGTCCGCGATGCGGTCAAGTATGAGTGAGTACGGCTGGATGCCGTCCGCTCCGCCGCACTGCGTGTGATAAGAGCCTATGATGGCTAGACGTTGCTTGGGCGCTACTTGCAACAAATACCCTTCAACACGCCCTTTCTTGTCCGGATTGATGGGCTGCCACTTGTCTTTGTGGTCGTACAAACCCAGGATGCGTTGCACGATCGTGCTCTTCCCGCTCCCGTGAGTTCCGCGAATGCTGACGATGGTCATTCTTCGCCTTTCATGTACGCACCCCACTTAGCGTTGAACTCAGCGGCGGGGAGCCGGGCCTTGTCCTTCAGGAAGCGCCGGAACTTCCTGAGCTCGGACTTGTCATTGTCCGTCAGAGTAGACTTAGCCAGCAGGGTCTCCAGCTTAGCTGCGTTGGGCTGCATCGTGGGCGGGCGCTTCATCAACTCCCTGGTCAACGGCCCAAATGCAGCTCGGTTGCGTGCTGCGCAGAACGGGCAGCTGCCGTCCGCGTTCATGTTACCCGGCGCGGCGCCGCAACCGGCGCAGTAACCGGGGCGGGAGCTGTCGTAGTGTCCCATGGCGTTCATCTCCAGTTGAAGTAGCGTTGAGAACTTAGGCGTGCCGGCTACGTCTCCGGCGAGCCAGGCGGACATACCGCGGCGGGTCACAATCGCCCCTCCTCGACAAAACGCAGCGCCTGCGCCGCGGCGAGCAGCGTGCCGTTCTTGGCCCCGCCGGTGGATACGAACGTGCGCGGGCTGATGCGCTTGAAGAACCCCGCCTTGTGTTCCTCCACGTAGGGGCGGATGCCCTCCGTTACCTTGACGCCTTGTAGCTGGCGCAACTCCGATAGCTTCGTGATGCGCTGGACGGTGGCCGCAATGCGATTGTCTCGCTCGGCTTCCCAGGTCTTCCTGATCAGCGCGGTGCCGTCACCACCCCATGCTTCGGTCTTGTTGAGTTGAAACAGCACAGATTGACGGTATGGCGCGTAAACGCTGATTTTGGCCTGTACCCCCGTGGCCTTGAAACGCATTGATGCGCCGTACAAACCCCTGATTGGAGGCATTTCAACCAGCCGCCCACACCATACCCCAGCGGCTACCAGGACGGTCCCGCGGAGCGTGCGTCCGTCGTTCAGAGCCACAGCGCCGTCCTTGACGCTCGTAACGTCCGCCGTCACATCCGCCTTCACGCGCACGCGGTCAGGGTCCACGCGCTGAGCCTTGAAGGGGGCGCCCAGGGGGCCGGTGAACACCACGTCCTGCAGCCCGTACAGCTCGTCTAGCAGCCGCAGCCCGTGGTCCACGTCGGTCTTGTTGAGGCTCGTGAGCCAGCTGGGCGCGAGCACGCAGCCTGACGCCTTACTCGCCGCCATGGGCTCGTTGTTGCTCACCACGGTCACGTTGTGCCCGCGGGAGCGGCAGAGCGTGGCGGCGATAGAACCGAACAGACCATTGCCTACGATGATCACGTCCTTAGGTGTCATTTCTTCTCCATGCAAATGCAACCGTCGCGGGTGCCGACTTTGTCCGTGACGAGATAAGCGGCTCCCATGAGCAGCGCCCCTAGCATGACGCCGCATACGAGTGCGAAGGCTTTCTTGAGGCTCATGGCTTCTCCCACCCGATGATGGTCTTGCACCCTTGGCAGATGACGGCGCAGTAGGGGAGCCGCAACCAGCGGCGCCACGTAGATTGAACCTGCCCCCGCATGAACAAGTCTCGCGGGGTGAGCTCGCGTCCACCGAATGGGTCACACTGATCACAACTCAGCCCTGTGGGAGGGGCTTTGTCTTTCAGCAACGTATATTCAATTGGCATGGTCATAGCGGAGGCCGCGTCGAATAAGGGAGTCAATGCTAGCCTGAGTAAGGGGTTTCGGGCTAGGGGCCTGGGGCGGAACTGCACCAGGAGGGTAGATGTGCTCATGACCGGGTAGCGGCGAGTAGACAAACACCTCCCCTGTGGGCACTTGCCCCCAGCACCTATGCCCTAGCGCCTTGTGCAACCCCAACCCGGCGCTGGAGCCTGCTAGGCTCTTCACGTGGCGGCAGCCAGCGCGCACCGCTTCCTTTTCCATCTCGGCGTACAGCCGGTAAGCGTAGCCTTTGCGGCGGAACTCTGGTAGTGTGTAAGCTGCGTACCAATTTACGCACGGCAGCCAGACGTTGGTTTTCTTCTTCCCGAGCTTCGAAGCGTGAATGCTCAACGGTACGTCGTGGCTGTCAACGTAAGCCCAGACACGCGCGCCCCAGAAGACGTAGAGCCCCAGCTCTTGCAGGACGGGGTGACGCTCCGCGCCCGCCTCACGCATCCTCTTCACTTGCAAGTTGACGAGCCGTTGGTCCTCCGGCACGCCCTTAGTGAGTTCGATGATCTTCATGCTTGGGCCTTTCTGCGGGCCCAAGCGGCGCGCATCTTAGCTTTGGTTTCTTCTGTGTGAAGCTTGCCAAACCTAGAGTGCTCAGGTCCGTGCTTACCCTTCATAGGGTTGGCTTCATTCATCCGTTTGCGCGCTGCGGCTCTGGTAGACTCAGGAATTACGTTTCCTTTGTTTGCAGCGCCTATCTTCTTGCGTGTTTCAGGGCTTAGCGGCCTGCCCGTCAACGCCTTGCTGATTGCCGAGCCCCGTTTGCGCATCTGCTCCGGTGTGATTACTTGGTTGATGTGTCTGCCTTTGGAGATAGCGTCTTGCTGGTTGTCCCTTGGCGTACCTAGAAAGTGGTGCGCATCCAAGATACAGGCAGCGTTGTCGCAGGTATGGCAGACGTACATTCCTTTAGTGGGCATCCCGTGCCTGCGCTCATACACGCGACGGTAAGCTTCGTCGGCCGGATGTTCTAGACATCCATTGCGCCAGGTAGCTTCGGCTTCGTAGTCAGACACGGACTTGTACGCCGGCATTCAGTAGCCCCGTCTTCAGTTGTTTGGCCAAGTCTCCCCAGCCTTCTAAGCTATGCAAAACTTCTTTAGTGTCTTTACCAATCGGGTAGTGGCCTCTTCTGTAACTCTTGTACTTACACAGTACGGTTTCCGTTTCGAAAAGATCCGGCTTACGATGCGTCAGTCCTAGGGCCTTGTGATTGCGGAAGTGCTTGATCAGACGAGCGACCGTCGTCTTGAAATCTTCATCGCGTATCGGGTAGTCCCAAGGAGTGTCCGCGTAAGGAATCTCTCCGCCAGCCACAGGCCAACGCGCGGCGGGCTCGCTTTCGAAAAACACCAAAGCGGCCCCCTTGCGGGGTTCATCGTAGAATTGTAGCTCGCAGTCAGCGAAGTCCACGGGGAACCTCAGCACACGCTCGGTCATGTCAGCGATCTTGAATCCTATCCACGACCCGAACCCCCGGTGGGTTTTGACCCGGTTCATGATTTGGGTGAATGTGACCTTTTCCAGCTGTCCGTTCGTCGTCATGCCGCGTACTGCGTCCGTGGGGGTGTTGTAGCGGGATTGCAGCGAAGCCATCGAGCTGACCGCCTGCGCACCGCGGTAGTGTCGGCGCTCCGCCCCGCGGGGCCAGGGCTGGTGACCCGGCTTGTTCAGCTCGCTCACCGGGGAGTACACCGCCGCTTGCATCATCAGCGACCAGTACGCCTTGTCGGACTTTGCCTCCGCCATCTTGGCCGCGGCGCCGAGATGATAGTAGCACCAATACGCGAGGCAAAGACGGTGCAATGTCTTCTGGTCGAGCTTGGCTTCGTTTATCGCGATGTACGTGGGGTCGAGGTCACCCGACTTGAGCAGCTGCGCGCCGAAGGCCTCCACGGTGAGAGGCGGCGTAGGTATAGCGGACAAGGGTAGCTCCTTGGCTGTGGTGAATTGTTTGAGGAGCCGCCTGCAGCGTTTTCTCGTCGGCAGATCACGGGACTGTGCCCGCGGCTCCTCAAACAACCCTCCCCGTAGGGAGGTGTTGCGCCGGCTTATGCCGTCACCAGGATGCCGCGGGAGGCGTCCAGCGCGTACGTGACGTAAGTGCGGATCCAGCCCACGTCGCGGCCCTCGGCGCCGGGCAGGCCGCTGGCAGCTTCGAGCAGCGTGTCGACGGTGAAGCCCTTTCCGCGGGTGCCCTTCTCGAGCCCCGCAGCGCAATCGATGAACTCCAGCATGAAACCGCGCTTGACGGTCTCGCGGTTGCCCACCTTGAGGCGGACGTCACCGCTGATGGCCGGTGCGCGACCGCGCGGAGCGCTCTCGGCTTCGGCCTTGGGCTTGCCAGCCTTCTTCGCAGCCGGAGCGGGCTCGGCCTTGGCGGCGGGGCGCTCCTTCGGGGCCTTGACGTTGTGGGGTGCCTGCGCGGAGACGACCGCGTCGGCTTCGGCGAGGGCTTCCTTCCGGGTGCGCTTGGGGGCGACGGCCACTTCTTCAGCGACCTGAGCGGCGGATTTACGAGCCATGGTAGACTTTCCTTTGGGGGTGTGGTTGAGAATCGAAAGGGCAGGGTACGCAGCGGCATCGTATGCGTAGGTCGGGTCACTGAGGATAGCCTCGAGGTGCTCTCGCGCCTCGGGGGTCACCGCCTTGTCCGGCGCACGCAAGAAAATTTCCGCCGCACGGCGCACCGGGTAGCTCGTCAGCGGGGTGTAGTCGCTGGCGAACGTTCGGTTCTCAAGCTGCCGCACTCGCACCTCGAGGGCTTCCATTGGGATGAAATACGTGTACTTCCGCTCTTCATTGATGAAGATGCAAGAGTGTCGATTCTCGTCCTGAAAGACCGCGTAGTTCGTGAACGTCATGTCTTGAGTAGCTCCGTGAGACGCGAGTATACCGCGGGATTTCTAGCGCCGTAAAGCCGGAACGCGTTAGCGGTATGCCCGCTTGCGCTCCCGGTATTCCTCTAGCGCTAGGTGCAAGGAGTCCTGCGTGCGGCGCTTGTTGTTCAGGTTCGCCCACACCGCCTCCTCCACCGTGTCCTGCGCGATGGGGATGTGTACGAACAACCGCTCCGCCGTGTTGCCTTGACGCCACAGGCGGCGGATGTACTGGTCGTACAGCTCGTAGTCCTCCGGCAGCGTGTACCAGAACACATGATGCGCCCCGCCCTTCTGAAAGTTGAGCCCGTGGCCCACGCTGGCGGGGTGCCCAATCAGCTGCGGAAACTCCCGCGCGTTCCACCCCCGCTCGTAGGCTAGGGACTTACGGTCGCTCACGCCCCCCGCGATGAAGGGGGTGCCCTCCCCTAGCAGCTCTATCATCCGCATGCGGTCGTGACCGAACTCGTAGCCGATGAGCAGCTGCTGCCCCTGTAGCTCGTCGACCAGGTCCTCCAACGCCTCCAGCTTGCCGTCGTGCAGCTTATGCCACTTGCGCGTCCCTGTGCGCGGCATGCCGGTGAGGGGGTCGACGGGATCCTCGTACAGGGCGCCCGTGGCAATTTGCCGACACTTCATGCGCGCCGCGGCGGCGCTCACGGCGGTGAACAGCTCCTTGCCCTTCTTGCCTCCTTGATCCACGATGGCGAAAAACTCTTCCTCCATCGCGTCGTACATCTTGCGTACTTTCTCCGGCAGCTCAAACTTCAACGGGATAGGGGGGAGCATCTCCGGCATCTTGACGTGCTTGCGCGCCTCAATGCGTAGCGCTAGGGGCTTGAGCTTTTCGTAAATGAGCTCTTCCGCGCCCGGCTTGGGCACGTACACGGGGAAGTTGGTGTCCCCTACGGGGGTGAAGAAGTTGAAGCGGAAGTGGGTGATGAACTTACCGAACGCCGCCCCAAAGTCCAGCATGTACACCTGGCCGAAAAGGTCCAGCAACCCGTTGCTCGCCGGGGAGCCAGTAAGCCCCCAGCGGCGCGAGAAGCGGTGATGCCACTGGGCCAGCAGCTTGTGCCGTAGGCTGTCGGGATGCTTCACCTTACTGAGCTCGTCTATGATCAGGACGTCGATCCAACCGTCCTTCAGCATCCGCGCCATGTGGCCGTTATCGATGAACCACTTGAGACCCTCGTAGTTAATCGTGTAAATGTCGGCGCGTTCGAGGGCGCGGGCTTCCTTGTGGGGACCGTGCAGGACTGCAATCTTCAGGTCGTGAAAGTCAGTCCACTCCTGCTGTTCCTGCGGCCAAGTGCTAACGACTACGCGACGCGGCGCGACGACGAGCGCGCCCTTGAACATCTTTGCTTTCTTGAGTATCTTGCAGGCGGCGTAGGAAATCGAGGTCTTCCCGAGTCCGGGCGACAGGAGCAACGCTGCCCCCGCGCGCTCCACTAGGAACTTCACCGCTTGCTTCTGATATGGATGCGGCGTCCAAGCACGCCCGGAGGAAGGTGAGCCCTTCCTCGACCGAGCTGCAGACGGCGACCGAGTAACCAAGGCGCTGAAGCCGGTAGATGACGATGTCTTGGTTAGCACGGGGGTCCTCATTTGGTCTTTTCCATTCCACGAGGGCGGGGCGCCCTCCAGGGATCATGTAGATGCGGTCAGGCCACCCGCGTTTCTTCAACCCACAGCACTCGATGCCCAGTTCTAGCTGAGCGCGTTCCGTGCAGGTGTTTTGAATCTGAGCTTCACGCGGAGAGAGCTTCGTCGCCATACGCTTCCCGCTCTTCCGGCTGCCACAGGTACCAGCCCCACTCCAACGCGGCGTAGGCGGGGCGCCACCCCAAGCGCTCATACCACTGCTCCAGCGCACCTTGGCGCATCCCTGCGTCATGAGCGTGAGGGCGGCACAGTACAGCACGGCGCAGTCTCCGAGCCTCCTCCTGCGCCATTTTGAGTAGGGCTGTGGCGTACCCTTGACCCCGGGCGCTGCGGTGCGTCCAGACCTCATCTAACACCAACGCGCCAGCGTGTTGGGGCTCATCCTTGTGCGCCGAGCGCAGGAGCACGCTAGAGGTCAGGTAGCTAAGGCTACGGCCGTGCACGCAGAAACGGCGGTAATACCTCACGCCACGGCGCCCTTCAGATGCTTCAGGATGCGTACCGCGTGCTCTGCTTGCGACACGGCGTCGTCCAGTGCGTTGTGATGCGTACCCGTGCGCACAAGCTTCACAGCGGGGGCGAGGGCTTTGAGCGTCCTATAACAACGTCCATTGTAAGGCCCCCACGGCTGCGGCAGCCCCGTGGCGGTGTAGCAGGCGCTCAGGATGGGGTTGTCAAAGTCCGCGCCGTTGCCCCACACCTGAGCCTCGCCCGCGGAGTGCGTGCGCACCCAGGTAGCAAAAGACTTAAGTACTTCGGACAGATTGGGGGCGGTCTTGATCTCCTCCCACACGCCGCGGGCCTTGCTGCCTTGGGCTTCCCACCAGGCGAGCGTGCTGGGGTCTTCGTGCAACCCTGCTATCTTGCAGCTC